TTCCTCCTCCATTAATCGCCTCCAATAATTTACTGTACTGTTCTATAACTGTCTCATGTGGTTCATAGACACACAACAATTCAGTCGGATCTATGAACAAAACTCTATCACTGGACAAAGGAGCCCAAGGATAGATTGCGATCTTTGGATTTAAACTTTTAAATGGTTCATCTCCTTCATGGAATAGATTAGCAGTATCTTCGATAATATTGACAAGATAAGGATCTTCCAATTGAATACCAGCTAACTTATTAGTTTCTTTTGAGTAAACTTCTTTAATATCAGAGATTACATCATCTCCGTTTTTTAGCCTTGCGATTTTTACGCTCATAATTTTTTTCCAGAATAATATTTACTGATTCTTTAATCAGTTCTTTAACTGCTTTATCTTGATGGATATTTTTAGTTTCTGTAATTTGCTTACAGTACTCAAATAAAATATCCATCACGTGTGCTGGTGCTTCTATAGTCACCAGATCAGATTCTCCCTCATAACCAGAGGGATTTAAATTATAATAAAATTGCATGTGTCCTCCATTATACACACAAAAAAGGGAGCGGTCAAGCCATTCTCCCTTTATTCTGTTTGTTTTTATTTATCAACTTTCCATGAGTAGTTGCTTCTCTGTTGTTGCTCCAATATCATAAACAGTTCTTTTCTGATGATCAGGAATAATCCTTTCTAAATCAATCGTTAGAAGTCCATCTTCAAAACGTACATCTTTTACTCTTACGTCTTCAGATAGTTGCCAAGATCTTGTGAAACTTCTCTTTGATAATCCTTTGTGTAGGTAAGTTCTTGTAGTATCTTTGTCCTCATGCTTAGAGGTAACTCTGAGAATGTTCTGTTCAGTAGAGACTTCGATCTCTTCTCGTTTAAATCCTGCAAGTGCGACTTCAATAGTGAAATTACTTGAATCATGTTTGATTAAATTGTAGGGAGGATAATTGATGTTATGACCAGACATAGCTTCTAGTCTATTAAAAACATCATCCAGACCTACAGCGTGAGGTGCGTATTCTTTCCAAAAGGTATCTAATGTATTGGTAGTAAGCATTTTACTTCTCCTTAAATAAGCGAGTTGTGTATAATGGACCCCGAAGGCATCCGAAATTATTTAGTATTTCAGTTCATAAACGAATGTATTGATAACACAACATTTTGGTTGGGAATACCGAAATTAAAAACTAAATAATGGAGCATAGGTAATAGTACTGTGAAATACTTGTCGATTATGCTTTTACTCCCAAATGGAAAAACTGAATGGAGAGATACTTGCTGGGGGAAAAAGTGCCTTGACGAAATGAGAAAACACGGTACTATTGTAATGTGTTTTGTTAATTATAGTTAAAGAGGCATCAGTATGTACATGCTATCTCAGTCAGATATTAACAAATTAATTGTTGCATGTAACAAGATGATTAGGGAAAGTTCAAATACTCTTACCCAATCAGAATACCGACATTTAATTAACAGATTACAGAATTACAAAGAACAAAATTTTCCGAAAGAACCGTGAGACACTTAGTAGTTGAATTGTTAAATAATCAAATATTTCTAGGTATACTATGCCTAGCATTGATTATGACACCCATTATAGGAATAGCAGTGATTCATGAGCAACCAAACAAAAGAAGAAGACTATAAAAAATTATTAGAAAGAGTGTTTCAATTAAAAATGAAAGAACTCTTCGAAGAACCATCGACCTATGAAGACGAATACGATGACGAATACTATTATTAGTGCAGTAATATTGTTTTCAACTATTACTTGCTTTGTATATTGGGGAATGACTCATGCATATCCACAATAAATAATTTTACCATGAGATAACATTATGCTCTCTACACAATATCGTCTTCGTCTTGAATATATCTGTAATAGAATTGTTGAAGGTGCAGAGGTAAAACTAGAAGATATGATCTGGGCAGAGAAACTTGCCAAGGCAAACAGGTCCGCTGCAACGCTGCTCAGACAGGCGAGAAGGACCGCTGCCAACCCAGACATGGTAGAGGGCGATATGGACGACTTCCTGAACCAGCTGGACATCGGAGGCATCGGTCATGAAGGGAAGGGCGTTCGTCGTTTTGGCACCGTAGACGACATCGTGGATTTCTTCACGGAAGACAAACCCGAAGACTGGAGACAAAGAGATTAGATAAAACAAAAGGGGGCGTATGCCCCCCTTTTTCATGCTTCTGTTTTTTTCTTACCAATATTATACTTACTCTCCAAGGTCCATTCTGCCTTGTCTCGATATGCAATAACTTTAATTTGATTTAAGGGAGCAGCATCGCTGATTGATTCTGCATTGACTAGGGTAATCAGTCCCCAATCAGAAAGCAGTTGAATGATACGATTACGTCTCTGAATATCATTTAAAGAAAAATTTGTGTCCTTCCTATCAAGAGCAAATAGTTCTTTAAAATGAACAATATAGTACTTACCTTTCTTGTGAAGAATATGGCAAGATTGGTACAGTTTCTTTTCTTTTCGAGAAGCAACTCCAATACGGGTTAGCGTTTCACGCACCTTCAAGAAGTCATCAGGTTCTTTGAGAACCACTTCAATCATATCTTCTTCGGACCATTTCACTTCAGTATCAGTCATTTTTTTCCTCCAACATTAAGCTTAGACTTTATAAATTCAAGTTGTTCTTTGGTTAATAAACCAAGAGCAGTCTTAGCTTTTTCATTACTATATCCATAGTATTGCTTGACAATCTCAAGGTCTTTGAGGTGATCCTTTTTTAACCACGGAGAGAAACGCTTTCTCTTTCGAATACTATTTATATAAAAGTCATATTGCATCTTGCTATCCAAATGAGATGCCATATTCATCTCGTTTGCATACAAAACGGTATCCATAAATCCAGAGAAACACCGATTAATAATATATGGAGGATACTGACGAATCGCTTCAGTATCGTTGTCCATCAAATTAACTTTATCGTAATTGATAGAGTTAAGATAATGTTTCAATTCATAATTCATAATTAAAGAGCAATAGTTCAGCACGGTCTTTTTGATCATCCATATAATCACCAACAGATCTCATAGTATATGTGAGTTCATATGTGGATGCTTCCCATTCCTTAAAGCGATCACGAACACATAACGATGAATTATAACTCACCAAGCACTTAGATTGGCAACAATCCATACGTTTTGCAAATAAATCATGATCAAACTTTTTATGCATATCTCCTTTCTTACCATACAAATTATCTTTGATATCGTAAGGTGGGTCCAAATAAATGAAAGTTTGTGGCGTTCCATCGAGCATATACTCATATGAAACATTTGTAATTTTCCAATTCCGAATTAGTTCAGAATACGAAGGCAAGTTTTCGATCCCTCGCATACTGAAGTTGGAGTTGGAGGCTTGTGCTGAAAATGATGAACTCTCTGTGAGACCACTGAAACTGCACTTATTAACAACATAGAAAGCCACAGCACGATCAATCCTGGAACTATTCTCATCGTTAATCCGTTCCTTACTGCGAAGAAATAATTCTTTTGCGAGATCTGGAGTGGAATGTTCATTTTTAAGTTCTGCTAATTTATCTTTAAGATCAGTTCCAACTAACTGAAGTTGTTGCCAAAAGTTATAGAGTGGTTCATAGAGATCATTCACCCAAACAGAAGCATCAGGAAACTGTTTACTAAACTCAATTGCTACAGAACCTCCGCCAATAAAAGGTTCTCGATAGTCAGTAATATCCTTTGGAAATTTTGGCAAAAGAAATTTAGTTGCTCGACTCTTTCCACCTGGATAGCGAAGAGGTGTTTTCAGTGCTTTCAAAGTTTTGTCCATAATGATTTAAAGTAATATGTGCCATAGGAAATCCATATATACCAGAGTTAACTTTACCTGTAGGAAGACCATTAAAACTTATAGTATATCTATCCGTATTAGTAAAGTGGGGTTTTGATGAATGTGGAAGCCAACTTGGAAACAATATTAAACTACCAGGTTCGGGAAATATTTCTCGTTCGGTCTCACGATTTTGCTTCCAAATTATTTCATTCTGATCAAGACCTTTAGCGTATAGTGGATCATAAAATATTGTTGGTGAACCATTACTAACATAATATACTGCACTAATGCAGGATAAATTATGAGTATGAATGTGATGTGCAGCACCCTGTCCTGCAGATGATTTATTCGCCCAACAAACTGCAATATCTAATCCATCACAATCCAGTTCATAATATTTTTTATATTCAGTTAAACATTCCCTAAACCAATCAATCAAAAATTTAAATTTAGTATTGAGATGAATATTTCCATCAGTAGTTTTGATTTTCATTTCATCCCAATTACCACTTCGTTGAACTGGTTTTTGTTCCTCAATTAATTTGATAACTTCTTCAGTTCTGGGATTTGGATTATCAAATTTATGAATAACTGTTGGAAATAGTTTTAACGTTTTCATACGATAATTTTTTTATCGGGAACGATAACTTTACTAAAAATACTATTATATTGTTCTATGACTTGAGATGCAGGATTACTGACATACACAATAAATTGTTTGAATACTTCTACAGATTCCTCAGCAGGATCCATTACTGGAGACCAAGGAGCAAATCCAAGTTGATTATTGGGTGCAGGTACAACCACAATAGGATCTTTAATTTTGATAGCATCGTCCACTTCATCAATGATAGTGGCGATAACATCCTCGCCAGAGGACATACGAATTAGTTTAATAGTCATTTAAAATTACACTCACACATGATTTCGGTTAATGCGGCTAGGAGATTTACTTCTTGGTCAGCCACGAATGCACTTTGGTATTGATACTTAGCAATAATAAGAACAGCAGCAGGAATAGTTGAGGGTGAAAGGCAATCATAAATGGACTCATAAACCCTGCGAAGAACAAGGTTAGGGTCATTATCCAAGTTCCCGACCACCCACTTTCGGACTTCAGTAAAGTTTTTATCTTTGAGATAGTTGATAAGATCATTGATTCTTACATCGGATACTTGAGATAGAATTCCACTATCAATTTTACCTCCAGAAGAATAACGTTGCAACTCATTTAAAGTTCTACGCCAATCTGGAAAATGTTTTTGAATTACTTCGGCAACTACTC